CTATTATTAGTTAAGATGTTACTGATATTAGGAGCTATAGGTTTAGCAGCTGCGAGCTGCTGCTGCTGTCCAACAGCAGATGAATTTAAGAGCCTTGCGAGATTAAAGGCATCTCAAATTCTTGACCGAGCCGCCTATACACCTGCTATACCAACGCAGGCGTATAGAAGTGGTTTTAACGGAATGTCGCTTATAGCGGCAAACCCAACAAAGAATTACCACACTCATCCAAATATCGCCGCTCAACGAAGCGCCGCTGTGTTACAAGCAAGTCATTTTGCTTTAACTTTGGGCCATGAGTTGTTTTCTTACCAATGTTCAGCTGCTGATCAGCGTAATGACCGTCTTGGATCACGAGTATACTATTGGGCTAAGGATGTTGCGTCAACACCGAGTGACGCAGCACCCAAACAGTCCGATATAATATATATGGGGGATGTTGATTATTATGTCGACATGAATAAATTCATGTTAGATAATTTTCAACCTATCCTGTTGTATACTTTTATGCCAACTAAGGCCGCCGCCGTGCATAAGGAATATTCCTTCTTTTTTGATAGAGAAGCTAATGTTCATTATAATGTGTCTGGGGGAGGTTCTTATGTTCACCAAGTTTGGTCTTATCACACTGATTTTGTCATTGTTCGTGAATATTGGGGAAACTTCATCACAGCCGCTGCGACGTTCAATGTTGACAGGCGATTGATAGGTGATGATCATTACTTTGTCCTGTTAACACCGGTAAAACGGTGGAGATGGACCAGTGCATGGATCACCTTCATGTTGTGTGGGAATAACCTGAAACGTCTCAATCCTGTTGAAGGTGAGTTCGTTCGTATTGATCGGGTAGAAGCTGATGGACCGTCAACTTCTATAGGTCGCGTAGGTGAGTATATTGAAGCTACCATACCCTCTACTATTAATTCCGCCATAGGCATAATAGCTGAGAATAGCAAGATAGGGTTAACGAACCCCCAGGTATTGTCTATGATGCCTGAGGGTGAAAAACCTGAGACCAGAGTTAGCGCTGCTGTGGTATATGATTACCACAAGAACACGCCCTGTAAAGATGGAACACCAGTTGTGTTTCCTCTGAGCGAGGCTGTACAGAGCTATCAATTTAGTCCCAAGGATTATGACCCGGATGCTAAGCCCAGCTTGGTGCCCTTTATGGATCCGGTAATTAGTGGTGGTTGTTATGCTCCTGCTCAAACTAAAGCTAATGAGGCTAGGTGTGTTCAAGCTCGCATTAAGGATGTTAAATCCGATGCCAAACCCACGGCCTTCCTGTACAAGGTTATGCGGGAATTTTCCGAAAGGTTTATTCCCAATAGCGTAGCCAGGAAAGGAAGGCCGGTGGATGATGAATACGTCTATGCCCAGCAAGATCGACCCTCCCAACGGAGGATCTTGGCTGAGGCTGAGTTCAGTAGACCTCGTGACAGACATATTGCTATGTTTGTCAAGAAGGAAGCTTATACCGATATTAAGGACC